CGCCCCCCAGACCACTAAAGAAAGGTCTGACTGCACTGGAACACCAACGGCCTAGAGCCGCAGTGCACCCAAGTGAACGCTACAGAGCGTCACCTGCCGATGTCGCGTGGAGAACCTGCTGAGCGCTAAACAGAACACAACTCTCTACGCAAGGCGAGCCTCTTGGCTCCCGTACACATCCGAATCCGCGGCCGCGACAATTATGTCTTTAAGGTCTTATGCGTCGGTGTGAGGGAGCGGAGTACTCCGCCAAGCGCTTCGGGTCATGCGATCCGTCTCGCTAGCTCAGGTTCAGCGCCGTGCTGACTGGGCATGAGAGAACTCGACAAGATCACCGTCATCTGTCCGGAAGGTCGTAACCATACGCGAATCTGAACGGCGGAGCTTTGACTTTGCGGTCGTAACGTCATCATCGACAACGTTCGTATCGTCTATCGCAGCTTCCGCTTCGACGGTCTTGAGCACACGCAACTCATCGTGCCATTCGAACGGGCTAATAACCCGACTTCCCTGGTACTCGCGTGCTGCTTCCTTGTCTGCGGTGGACAACTGGCGAATTTTCCATTCGCCGTTGCAATCGTTTCGTACAGCCTGGTAATTCATTAGGCTGCACGGTTCGAGAGTCCACCGTTCCTCGTTCTCTCTCAAGGGTTCCAACTTCTGACGCACGACCACCCTACCGGGCTTGACATCAAGGACGACTGCAGCGCTAGGCTTTGCCTTGCGACAGTAAGTCACCCGTCCGTCCAGGCCCATTGGCTGGTTTAGGTCCCACACCCTCTCCTCGCCTTCATCCGTGGAAGACAGAATGGTCCCGAAGGACATATCTTTCCACTTGGAGCGGAGGTAGCCGGCAACACGTTGTTGCCATGGTGTGAACCTCGTCGTGCAATCAGTGGGCAATACAATCCCAAGGCCGCCCAACTCGGGCGCCGCGTGCATGTTGATCTCGCCACGATGCGTATGAAACGCAATATCTGCGCGAAACATCTCGTGTACGCGCAACAACGTGCGGCGGGGGTCATTTGACTCCGTAATCACGCGGTTGACCTTGGGTGCAAAAGGCATTTCCCTGTTCTCGGGACGCAGACCGACTCGAGCCTTCGTTTCCTCCTGGAAGTCGACTCTTCGCTCCACACTGCGGCCACTGTAAAGTAGGCCTGTGTTGAGGAAGCCGACCTTCTCGAGGCGGCCATCGGTCCGATGCACGAACCCCTCGCTGTTGATGGTGACAAAGTCCGGGCTGATGTAGTTCTTACCAGCGCTGAGTGTGAAGCCTGCGACCTTGGTCCAGTGCTTCCACACGCTGTAGAACTCATCATCTGCTCGGAAGCAAATGTCGTCACCGTTCACGAGGACCGGCAGTTCGTCGATCGAGAACTTCCGACCCGTGTGCTTTTCCAGCGCAATCCAATACGCGCTGACATTGATCACACACAGGATCGGGAATGACAGGGGACATCCCATGAGCTGGCCATTCGTTTGGCGGATCTTATGCTCATGTGGTTTCAAGGCGTTGTTGAACGAGCTTTCATGCTCGGCATTGTAGCGGAAATCACCGCCTTCACCTCGAACATAATGGATGTCGTGGTTGCCTAGGACAGCCCTCGCGACTTCAGCCTCGTCCTCGGAGAGGCTGGCAGATTGGATTGCCTCCTCGAGACAAGCCAGGTTGATCTGCTGCGAGAGTCCGTCCGTCGCTGCGCTATAGTCACCGGAGACCCACTTGTCGAACTTCTCGAGATCAAGACGCTTACCGCGATTTACAAGATCCTCGAGGTCCGACACCATAAGTGGTCGTCCGGTCAGCCTGAAGGCCTGGAACTTTTGTAATCGTTCCCACATGGCCCTCTGGAATGGCTGCGCTGCGAAATATGGCATACCACTGCCTTTGGTGATCAAGCGGCACTTGAGCGGCTCCAAGATGGCGGCCACAGTTGCTTCGCAACTGCCACCATTCTTTCGGAGCTCGTCCAAAGCCAGCTTGACGGCGTACTGGGGTGTGACGCGAGGCAAAATACCTTCGCGCACCACTCTCCCAGGTTGATCCTCCGTATACCGGACAAGAGGCCACTGCTCACACGAGATTCCCTCGGGAATGTCATCGTAATGACGCAGCTCCTCTAGGAGGCGAGTCCGTACATAACCTGCACGACCGCCCTTCCCGCGCGTGTTCTCAAAACACGCGTTGTAGCCCGGATTAGCCGGTTGATCGGCAAAGTGCCGCATCTTCCGACTCGGATGGAACGCCGCCCACCTTTTGCCCATGCTCGTGACCTCACGCTCTTCACGCCAAATCGCTCGGAACTTCTTACGGAATTCCTCCATATCATCATCTCCGAGCCATGGCAGCGTCTGGGTCAGTGCCGCTTGGTGATCTCTCATCGTTTTACAGATGAAGTCACCGGGAACTTCGGCACAGCCACGCTTCACACCCTGCAGAATGGACCACATCACTTTGGATGATCGGACCGTATTGGACCGAGAGGCCAGCAGGTTGCGGAAGTGGCGACGAGCGCCCCCGTTCAGGGGGAAATGGAAGTTGGAACCCACTCCCAATGCTTCCTGGAGACCGTCTGGCATCACTGGCAGTTCTGCTTGACGCAGATACTTAGCCATTGGCCAACAGGTCAGATACTTCTGCCACTTAACACTTGTGGCTGGATCTGGTGCTTTCAGTAGCACTTCCAGGAGCCCAAACCAGTCTGAATCCTTGACATGTCTGAAGACAGGGTCTGCATCACAGCAGGTATCCCATGCACTTCGGACGAAAAGCAAAGCTGCTCTGGCTATCCAGAACAGTTTCGATGGATCCGACTGGCCCACGGCGTTGCGATCGATCGTTGCAAGCAAGCAGGGGGGAAGCGCTTCATAGCGAATGCCCTCTTGCTGCAATATCTTGCGATCGATTGCAACCTCCACGCGACTATCGCGTGCGCAGGTAACGCCACCGTCCCCTTCCGGACGGCGGGCACTCCGCTTCACCTTGCGGAGCGCCTCAATAAGAACATCGTAAAACGTCC